AAAAAAGGATATGAGGTTTTTATATGGCCCAAGTATATTAATAAAAAAGATTTAAATGAGTTAATATGTTCAGGGATGAGTAGAAACGAATTAAAAAAATTAATCGTGTCTAGAACATTTAAAGGAATAATGGCTAATTTAGAATTAAATAATTGGAAATCATGAAGTCTTTCGTCTACGCTTGGTTAGAAAATTTAAGAAAACCTAAAAAAGATAAATCAAAAATTGGTAAATATGTTAGAACTAAAGAAATTAGAAGAAAACTTCACGATGCAAATATTGGAAAGATCCGCGGAACTTATAAAAAGAGGTTAAGATGAAAAAAGTTTTAGATCACGGCTATATATCTTATATTAACCATTGGGGCAGCGATGAAAGTATCATTATAGGAGCTAGAATGTCCACAGGTAAAGGATTTATTGGTTGGGGAACTACTGAAAATCCCGGTGATGAAAAATTATTAAAATATTTATGGAAAAATCGTCATACAAGTCCGTTTGAACAGTGCGGGGTGAGTTTTGAAGTTCAAGCTCCTCTTATGGTTTTTCGAGAATGGCATCGGCATAGAACCCAGAGTTATAATGAATTTTCTGCTAGATATGCTCAAATGCCAAATTTACATTATATTCCTTTATTGTCGCGTATTAAAAAACAATCAGAAACAAATAAACAAGCAACTGGCAATGAAGAATTACCTCAAGAAGTTATTGTTGAATTTCTTAATCGACTTGAAAAAGAACAACAAATGATTTATAATAATTATCAATGGGCATTAGATCAGGGAATAGCAAAAGAAGTTGCTCGAATTAATACTCCAGTTTCCAGATATTCTCGAATGGTAGTCTCTGCTAATTTATTAAATTGGTTGCGTTTTCTTGGTTTAAGATTAGCCCCCAATGCTCAATGGGAAATTAGACAATATGCCGAAGCTATTAAATTAGAAATGGAAAAATATTTTCCTAGAACTTTAGAATTATTTAAAGAACAACCAATTTAACATTGACGGTTAGCTCAGCCCGGTAGAGCAGAGTCTTTATAAGGCTTTGGCCGCTGGTTCAAATCCAGCACCGTCAACCAGAAAATACATAATTTATAAATAATTATGTATGGTTATAGAAAAATATGGTTTCGTCTATCTTTGGAGAGATAAAAAACATAAACGTTTCTACCTTGGTTCTCATTGGGGTACTAAAGAAGATGTCTATATTTGTGGTAGTACTTGGATGCGCAACGCCTTTTCTAGAAGGCCTTTCGATTTTAAAAGAAGAATTCTTGCAATAATACTTACAAATAGGTTAGATACTTATTTTGAAGAACAGAAATGGCTTAATAAGATAAAAGATGAGGAACTAGGTAAGAAATATTATAATTTAAAGAAAAAATCTTTAGGAACTGATACCGGAATAAATAATCCTGCAAAAAGATTAGAAATAAGAAAAAAATTAAGTGAAAACCACAGGAAAAGTAATTCAACAGAATGTAAAAAATTAATATCTTTACATCATCGAGGTAAGAATTCTGAAGAAACAAAAAAGAAAATAAGTGAAAAATTAAAAGGTCATAGGAATTGGAATAAAAAAGGTCATGGTAAAGGCATTTCTCGTAATAAAGGTAAAGTACCCTGGAATAAAGGTATTAAAAATTTCAAAAATTTAAATAAAAGAGAAACAATTAGCACCGTCAACCAACTTTGTTCTGTAGCTCAAATGGTAGAGCCCGCGACTGATAATCGCGTTATTCAAGTTCAATTCTTGGCAGAACAACCAATTTTTAAATAAAGGAGAAAATAGTGGCAATAATTTCAAAACAGTCATTAAAAGTTCAGAAAAAAGAAGATATTGGTCGTAAAAGAAAGACTAAGATAACTTCTATTGGACTTTCTACTAATACTAGATATAGAAATAAGAATGATAAGAAAAATAGAAAAAAATATAATTGTCAGGGCTGAAATTATAATACCTCATACTACAAACAACAAGGAAATAAAATAAATGTCCCACTTCAGCGATACAATTTTTCAGAGAACTTACGCTTTTACTCCCGAAGAAGATTGGAATGGCTGTGCTAGACGAGTTGCTAAATTTGTTGCTAATTTAGCAAAAATAAAAACCAATTTACTTGAAGAAACTTTTTTTAGAGTAATTGCTCAAAAGAAATTTATTCCAGGCGGTCGGTATTTATATTCAGCAGGTAGATCCTTGGCTCAAATTAATAATTGCTTCTTGCTCCGAGCTGAAGATAGTAGAGAAGGTTGGGCAAAATTAGTATCTAAACATATACTTGCTTTGTCTACTGGTGGTGGAGTAGGTACGGAATATAGTGCAATTAGAGCAGCAGGAACTCCAATAAAAAGTTTTGGAGGAACAGCGTCAGGACCTCTCTCATTAATGAAAATGGTAAATGAAGTAGCACGTCAAGTTATGGCTGGAGGAAAACGTCGTTCTGCTTTATGGGCAGGCCTTAATTGGCAGCATCCTGATGTTGAGGAATTTCTTAAAGTTAAAGATTGGTCATTGAGTGTTCGAGCATTTAAAGAAAAAGATTTTAATTTTGCTGCTCCTTTAGATATGACTAATATTTCAATAGGATTGGATGATGAATTTTTTAAAAAAATAAAAAAAGATGAAGATACTTGGGATTTTTATTATAAAATTATAAAAAGTATGTGCAAAACGGGTGAGCCGGGATTCAGTATTAATTTGGGTAATCAAAAAGATGAAAATCTACGAAACCCTTGCTGTGAAGTAGTTAGTGATACTGACTCTGACTGTTGTAATCTGGGTTCTATTAATTTAAGTAAAATAAAAGATATAACAGAATTAGAAGAAGTTACTAAAATAGCTACTCTTTTTCTATTTTTAGGAACTCATGTTGGTTATCTTCCCCATGAAGATTTTGCTAAAGTTCGAGAAAAAAACCGTCGAATTGGTTTAGGTTTAATGGGTCTTCATGAATGGTGTATTCGTAATGGAACAAAATATGAACCCAGTGAAAAACTTGGTCAATGGTTAAGTGTTTGGCAAGAAGTTTCAGATAGGGAAGCAAAATTAGTAGCAAAATCAGATTCATACGGAGAAGGTATAGTTCCTGTTGCTGTTCGTGCTATTGCTCCTACTGGAACTATAGGCATTATTGGAGAGACAACTACTGGAATAGAACCCATATTTGCGGTTGCTTATAAAAGACGTTTTCTTGATAATTCTCTTAAATGGAAACACCAATATGTTATAGACCCTACAGCAGAAAGATTAGTAAAGGAAGGAATTAAAGCTGAAAATATAGAAGATTCATATTCTCTTTCAAAAGATATTGAAAGACGAATAGTAATGCAGGCTTTTGTTCAAGATTATGTCGATCAAGGTATTTCTTCAACTATTAATCTACCTGAATGGGGTGAAATAGGAAATAATAATGCAAAGCAGTTTGCTACTACTCTTTTAAAATATCTTCCAATATTGAGAGGAATTACTGTTTATCCTGAAGGTGCCAGAGCCGGGCAGCCAATTACTCCAATGGCATATGATACTGTAATAAAACACCGCGATGTAGTTTTTGAAGAAGATATTGATAAATGTGCTTCTACTGGAGTTTGTGGTTTGTAGCATGTATCATTTTTATAAATATATGTATGAAAATACAAAAATATGGTTTTGTTTATATCTGGAGAGACAAAAAACATAAAAGATACTATATCGGATCTCATTGGGGTACTAAAGAAGATGGATATATCTGTAGTAGTACTTGGATGCGGCACGCTAAATTACGACGACCGAATGATTTTAGGCGTCGAATTCTTAAGATAGTTTTTACTAATCGCATTGATACTTTTAATGAAGAACAACGATGGCTTAATAAAATTAAAGATAAGGAATTAGGAAAGAAGTATTATAACCAAACGAAGAACGTTTTTAATTATTGTTGGTTTTTAGATGAAGAAAAATCTAAATTAATTAGTGAAAAAATAAGAAATAAAGTGCAGTTACATTATGATTCACCTGCAGGGGAAGAAACAAAAAGAAAAATTAGTGAAGCAACCAAAAAACAATGGTTAGAGGGTAGGATTTTTAAACCTTTTCCGCGATCTGAAGAAACTAAAAGAAAAATTAGTGAAGCGCATTTGAGAAGGATTTATGGGGTTGAATTTAAAGATAGAAAAATTAAAGTTAAAGTTAAAAATTATCCAAGATATAGTTGGAATAAAGGAAAAATTGGGGTTTATTCAGAAGAAACTATTGATAAAATGAGTATTTCTGCTACAGGAAGAATTGTAACTGAAAAAACTAGAGAAAAATTAAGACAAGTAAATTTAGGTAAGAAACAATCAGAAGAAACAAAAAATAAACATAAACAATATCGCCCTTCTGAAGAAACTATAAACAAATTGAAAAATATAGTTAGAAGTGAAGAATTTAAAAATAAAATAAGTAAAGCATTAAAGGGCATCAAAAAAGGAAATGGGCAGAAAGGAATTAAAAGAGGAAAATATAAAAAATGATCTTAAATAAAGAAAATTTTCTTGATGCAGTGGTTGGCGATAAAAAAGCTTGGATTATATGCCTGCTTAAAAACAACTCTGATGTTTTAGTTAAATTTACTAAAATTGATGGAACGATTAGAAATATGCACTGTACTCTAAAAGAAGGTAAATGTCCTGCTTGGATAAAAGAAAATGAATTAGATATTATTAGAGTTCAGAAAGATCCTATAATTAGAAGAATTACAGTTTGGGATCTTGAAAAACAAGATTGGCGTTCTTTTAGAATAGACAGTATTGAGCAGATTACAATAGGAACAGAAATTTAATAAAGGAAATTTATGACAATAACAGTTGACTCTCTAAACTATGAAATTTTAATTAATGCAGTCTGTAAAACAAGAAATCTTGATGGTCTTATTTGTGAGATTGGTACAAGAGCTGGAGGTTCGCTCAAATTAATGATAGATACGATCCTTGTTA